AATTTTCTTCTGCTTTTTCTTCATCTGGAGCAGTAACAACATCTCTCATTTTACCCATGTCGTTTGATCCAATAGCATCATCGTCTGTACCACATACATGACCCGGTTCACCGTGTGGTGGATTTTCTGCTGGTTCTTCTGCACCAATCATATCAGGTGTTACTTGCTGTACACCTGCTAATTTTAACATTTGCATTAACATACCTGCTTCTTCTGGTGAATCAGCAGTCATTGTTATTGCTTCGTCTACTTTTTTTGCTTCGTTTACTTGTTTTTTACCTTCTGTTGTCATTGTATTTGTATTTAGTTCTTTACTCTCTGCTTGATCAGGATCTAATTCTTGTGATTTATATTCATCTACTGCTTTTAATAAAGCATCTTGGTCTAATCTGTTTAAAACACCAGACACCATATATGCTTGGTCTCTACTAAAATTAATATCTAATTTTGAACCCATATTTAAAAATGCTTCGGTTCCTATAGGTAGTCCTTGACCAATTGTTTTTTCCTGCACCGGTGTTTCAGTTGTTTGAGGCTCAGCACTTGCCATTACTTCATCTGGTTCTGGCATTTCGTCTTTAGGTGAGCCGTCATCTTCAAATTTTTCATCAACCATTTTCATTGCTGTTTCAATTTCATATGATTTTGGAAAAGGTGATCTTTTGGCTTCTGCGTCCATTGCTCTTAATACATCTGCTTTTGGCATTTTTAAAGTATCAGGTGCATCATCACGTGTATAATTTCCTATGTATTCATCTGCACCAATGTGTATATCTGACATTCCACCAGGCTTTCTTTCTTCCAAACCATCTTCTTTTTTTATATTTTTTTCTGCCCAGTTTCTTAATTCCATTCTTCTTTGTTGTATTTCCTTCATTAATGAAGGATCTCTTCTATTCACAGGATCTATTTCCATGTCTTGAAGATGCTTCATCATTTCTCTATAATGTGATTCATCACGTGGAGTAACAACGTTTCGAAATTCTGTAACATTTTTTGGATTAGTTTTTTCAACGCTTTCAACAGCATCTTTAACTAGTTCGGGTTTTGTTTCTGCGATTTCTTGTAATTTATTTAAAACGTCTATCATTTCCATAATTTATTCTCCACAAGTACAATTTTCACAAGTACAATTTTCACACTGACAATTTGGATTATTACAAGGCATATTATTTCCTTTTTGGATCTGGATGTGGGTTAGTTGCTTTTGTTAAAGGAGAATCTGCTGGTGAATCTTCTTTAGTTGTAGCATTTTCTTTCTCTTTTGGATTATCGTTTTGTTTTCTATCTTTTAATAATTCTTTTAATAAGCTCATATTTGCTTTTGAAGAATGAAACTCTTCTGCATTTACTTTAGGTGCATCTGACATTTCAATATCTTGTAGTTTGTTTTTGTATTCTGATTTGCCTGCAACTGCCATTTGCTCTTGATATTCTTCTGTTGGTTCATCCGGTTTTCTTACAACAATCATTGCCGGAGAAATATTCATATAATCTGCTAGATATTCATGCATTTCTCTAACTGCTGTTGGATAATTTGTTGTTACATCAAAAATTGTTACAGCCTCATTTGTTAATGCTGGAAAATCTAATGGAAGTGATTGTATTGGAGTTTTCTTTCCTGCTGACATTTTAGCAACTTCAAATTTTTGAAGGCAAGTTTCCATGCGTGTTGCAAAATCCTTGTCGATATCACCTGCTACCTTAATTTTATAGTCATATGATTTAGCCGCTTCTGTAAGATACTTTGTAAATGTGCTCATATGCAATATTTAGTCTTTTTTAAGTAACTTCTTCATTAACTCGTTACGGTCTGATATTACAAAACCGTCGCTTTCTTCAACAGAACCCACGTCGTCTCCACCTGTTTTGTCTATCTTGAGCTTCTTAAGTTGTAGTTCAACCATTTTAAGTTTTTTGTCTATTTTAGAACCCTTTGCATCTATGGCGTTACGTAACATAGTACTTGCAACTTCAAAAATACGCCCTGAATAACGTGAGTCCACATTCATTCCTAAGTCCATTAAATTCTTATAACTTTCTTCAGCTTCAACAGCCAGTTTATCTAATTCTAAATCTGATAAATCTCCTAGTCCTTTTACTTGGGGTAATGAGGCCGCAATTTTGTCAAATTCAGCATAACTTTTTTGTAAATTTTTATGTGTTTCGGGATCTAAATTTTTTGATTTACCAATTGTGTTATTAGCATTTTCTTTTTCTTTTTTATCTACCTTTTTAAACTCTTCTTTAACATTTGGTAAATTTAATATATCTTCTAACTTTTTAGTCATATGCACTATTTAAGACTGTCTGTTCTTGGCCAAACAGTTTACCTTTACTAAAGTTATTTGCACAATGTTCTATACAAGTAATATGAGGTTTGTTTTTTAAACTAGCTGGGATAAGTTTTTGAAAAATTTCACTTGTTAGAATATCTTCAAATGTGTGATAATTTAAGTTTACTCCAGAATATGACTTGATTATTTTTTCCCAAAGGCTTTTATGAATTGGTTTATTCACCAAAACATTCAACATATAACAACAAGGAAAAACAAGACTATCTGCACTTATCTGTAAACGTTTTGTTTCTGCCCATGGGCATTGTATTTCACTAGTCATGTTTTCGTTATTTAAAAAGTTTTTTGTGTAAAATGTTCCTTCTTTTGCTCCACTTAATTCATGCATGGTTTTTTGTTTAGTAGCAGATTCTAAATAGTATGCAATTTTTTTATTTTCATATACAGGAGTTTTGTTTGTCGCTAAAAATCTGTCACTGTATTGAAAAACAATACCTTTAAAACCTAATTTTTCACTTAATAGTTTTGCTTCATCTACTTGATGTTCGTTATGTTTAAAAATTATATATTGCCATTCTGCATTACCACCAGCATTTATAAATGCTTTTGCATTGTCCATAATTTTTTTGTAGTCTGTATTTCTACGATATAATGAATGCGTATCCTCTAGCCCATCGATTGCAAATTTGACTTTCATATTATATTTGGCAAGTTTTCCCCACCAAGCAATTGATCTTAAAGACGCATTAGTACTAACAGTCATTGCATAGTTTTGAAAAGTTTCAAATATTTTGTCAATTTGTGGATGCATTAATGGGTCTCCATAATTGCCATTAAACTTAATTTTTTTTAAACTTTTCATTTTTTGTAAAGGTAAATTTAGTAAATTGTTTGTGTTAATGTGCATTAAAGGTAGATCTTTTTGTAGTTCTCCATAATAATTATATCTAGCACATTGTGGACATTTAGCATTACAAAAATTCGTGGCTTCAATTGTAATACTTTCTATAGTATCAATTTGGTACATTAAAAATTATTTACGTGTGCCTTGATGAAATAACTGGTCTTCTGATACAACTCTAAACCGCATTCTATTTTGTTTGGCATAGGCGTTTGCCGCCTCCCATTTAGCCATGTTTATTACAACTTGTTTTTTCTTTCCCATACTTTTACCAGCACGTTCTAATATTGTCTGGGACATTGGCTTAACCTCAATCATTTCGGCGTGTTTACGTCCATTTTTATCGTTATAAACAACAAAAAAATCAGGAACGTATATAGTATACTTGCCAGTGAAAGGATGTCTGTAAGGAATTTTAATACTTTCACTTGCCCATTTTGCAACGTTAGGATGTTCATCGCATAATCTCATAAATGCTTGTTCCCAACTTGATCTATAAGTTGGTGTTTTTAAACCTACATATTTTTCTTGGTTTTTGGGGTGAAATTTTCCTTTAGCGAATCTTGGTAACATTAGTCTATTATATTTCTAGACACAGTTTCCTTTGTAACAAGCGTTTGCCTCACACCTAACCTACTGGATTTGTATCTATTTGCGTTTAGTACAATGGTTATTAATTCAGAAAGTTGAGCCTCTGATGCATAAGTTAATTTGTCAAGTATTACTTGTGGTTTTATGCTATCAATTTTTGCTTGAGATAAAATTACGTAAGCAGTTGATTCTGCCGCAGTTCGTTGAAAGCCTCTTTTAACAAAAAAAGCTATAGTTGCATCATACTCCCCAACATTGAATTGATACTCTTCTTCATATTGTGTTTTTGTTAATTTGTCAATTGTTTTGTCTAAATTATCTTTTTCTTTTGGTGGTAAGTTTGTATAAAATTCTGCCATTATAATCCTGCTTTCTCGGTTGCTATACTAACGTCTTGTGTTGTTCTGTTTATTTTTGTATATCCTTCAGTAACAAGTTTTCGTATATTAGTAATTGCTTTACTTCTATAAACATTTTTAATTGTGTCGTCTGAAGCAGTATATTCAACATCAGATTCAGCTATTGTTAATCCTTTTCTAGAACCAATGTCTTTGTAATATATTCCAGATGCTATTTCGTCTTTAACATTAGAATCTGTTGTAACAAGATTATATGATTCGTCTGCAGAAAGAAAATCAGTTGTATTAATGCTAGGATTTGTTATGACAGTACTATTTGCTCTGTTTTTATTATCAGCAATACCTTTAGCAGTTGCTATTGCAACACCACCTGCTACTGCCGCACCAATTGAAAATGAACTAATAGGATTTGATATTGTACCTGCTTGTTTTCCAACTTCTAATACACCTTTTTTTGCAATACCTTTTAATTCTTCTTTAACATCTTTTTTCTTCATTTTTTTAGCATTGTTATATGTGTTTGATGCACTTAATATTGCACCTAAAATATTTCCACTTTGTACATTTTTCATTACTGATCCAATACCATCAACAACACCCCCTGGTCCAAATATACTATTTGTTCCACCCCCCAATACAGTTAACGGTGACGGTTCGTGATCATAATGTATTGTTGCAAAGCCAGGTACATCGTTTTTGTTTATAGTTCCACTATCATATAAAACTGTTTCATACATCACTTGCATTGTATTTGCCATAACTCCTGTACCATCTGCCGCATCTAAATTATCATGAGAAAAAGAAGCAATTTTAGGATTTACTAATTGCATAGAAGTAAATCTTTGTTTATGTAAAACAAAAATTATAATTTTTTGAAGATAAGGTTTTTTTCTTTCTATTGGAGTATCCATCCCCCATTTATTAGTTGTTCTATTATCAATTGCATCATAATAATCATCTTTAGTTTTATTAAGTACGGTATCATCCACACCTAGATTTACAGAATCTGCTATGTGGTATTCATAATATTTTTTCCAAAATGCATTTACAGTATCAGCATGGTCATCGTGGAAAGTAATGTTTACAGGATCGTATTGAATACGTGTAGCACAATACATTTTTTTATTGTATTGAAATTTTTCTTCTATATTCATATTATACTTGGGTAAGTCACAAGCCTTAACAAGCATATTAAAGTCAAGACTTTCATGACGATTAAATCCTTTAAAGAACAAAGTTTCGTCTGTTTGAAATATTACATGAAACAGAAATTTCTGTTTTGGCATCAACTTATAATTGTCATCTATATACAATCGTGATGCGTGTCGGAAGTCTTTCATTCCTGGAAGACTATTTTGGAAGCCTTTTAAGTAATCATTAATCTTTGGCATACTGTTATTTATAGCCACAAAAAAAGCGCCTATAAAGACGCTTTTCCTGTATTATAAATGCTACTCTAAATTTGTTTAACCGCCGCCTGTACTTAATGTACCAACTGTTCTTGCTACTGCTGTACCAATTCCTGTACCTTGTGGTGTTTGTATACAGTTGTCATATCTTACTAACATAGTGATAGTTGATGGTTCTGATACGTTGTATGCTAGTGTGTTGTAGTTAACGTTTTCAACATATGCACCATATAATTCAAATGTTTCTAATACATTTGGTGCACTTGCTCCGTTACCACCGTCAAGCATTTCAATTCTGCCTGTAAATTTGTAATCAATACCAGATGCCGCACTTGCTTGTTCGAAGAAATCAAATTGTTTTTGAATTTGTTCACCAACTAGTTTAGTGACTGAGTTATTAACGTCGTCTCTTAAAGTAATTGTAATTGGTTCCCAAGTATGTTTACCTGCAACATATACTCTTGAGTTGTATACATCTAGTGTTACTTGATCAAATGTTAAATTTGGTCTTGTAATATCCATTACTTGTTTTGTTAATTCTGATCTCGGTGTTGATACTCCAAAACCTTCCAGGATAGCTCTAAAACGATATTGTAGTTTTGGCATCAACAAGCCTTGTGATGCTGAACTTTGGTCGTTTGCTAAAGGTACTGTAAATTTTGATAATGTTGATATTGCCATGTGTTTCTCCTATTTATCCAAAAATTAGTTCCCTAATTTTGCAATTTCTCCTGTGTTTTTAATTCTCAATGGTATGTAAATAAATTCAACCGATTTAACTGGTTCAATTGCTATATCTACATACAGTTCGTTTCTGTCTATTCTAGTAGGTGTGTTGTTTGTATCATCACAAACTACTAAGAAGTCGTACAATGCTCTTTGTCCAACTAATTCTAACATAAATGATTCAATTGCTTGTTTAATTTCGTTTCTTGTTAATTCATCGTTTGGTTCGAATATAAACGGTTTAGCAACTGCATCTAATTGTGTTCTTAAGTAGACTGCTAGTCTTGAAACATTGATTCTATCTAATGCCGAAGTTCCTGATACTTTAGTTAAATTACCAAAGTTAACAATTCCTGCTCCCGAAAAGAAAGTAATTGGATTAATTTTAACTGAATGCATCGTATCTCTTATTGACTCTGTTACAGATATTGTTTTAAATTCACCTTCACTTGCATCAATATATCCAACTGATGTTGCATTGTCTACAACACCACGTCTTGTACCTGCTGGTGCAAACCATGGATATGCAACATTGTCATTATTTGCTAGTGTTCTTAGCATCATGTGACTTGATGGAACAACAATTGTGTTACCTGAATTGTCTGTTGTTTGTCCTGATGGATAAAATACGCCCAAGTAATCACTTGCACTTACTAATCCGTCGTCACCGTTGTCAGTTGCCGCCGCTGTGTTATTTGCCCAATCCTGAATTGCTGTTGCTGTACCAGCTAATCTAAGTGGTGAATCACCAACTACAAATGCTGTCTGATTTCTATCAGTGTTTAAGCTAATCATATTAGCAATTGCTTCTGGATAACCTGGACAAGCTATTACGTTAAAACCTCTTTGGTCTTCTCTAATTGCTTGGTTAGTGTCAATTTCTGATTTTAATTGTTGTACAACAACTTTTCTTTGTGCTTTTCTTCCAAAAGTTCCTGAACCATCAGCATTGTTACCTGATTTAGTAACCCATCTGTCTGGGTAGTAACCTGCAACTGATTCGTTGCTGTATCTAATGTTACCTAATCCGCTTGATCCTGAACTTGGATATTTTGCTGTTGTAATATAAGTGTTTTTGTATTCTTTTACATTGTATCCAGAACGTCTAGTATTCCATAACAACATACCTTGTGGATAGTTTGTTGGATCTGGGGCATCTGGATCTAAGAAGTGATCACTTAATAAATCAACAATTGAACTTGCTGTACCAGCCTGTGTATTTCCGTCAGCTCCTTTTTCAGTTGAAGTATGCCATCTAGCATCTGCAAATAAAATACCGTCTTCAGTTGTTTGGTCTGTTTTGTCAACTAATTCCCAAGCCGCACCAGTTGTTGTAACTGCAACTTGGTTTGCTGTGTTAGTTGAACTTAATGTTGCTGAAGTATTATATTTGTAAAGTTTTGGATAGTTTTCTAAATCACTTGTATCAACCCATAAGTCTTTGTTAACAAGTGGAGTACCATCACATTGTGTAGTTGGTGCTGTTGCTGAAAACTGTGGACCTTTTGGAGATGTAGTTGCATTAACACCTAAATAACCTCTCCAAGTTGTTCCATTATGTTCCATGATGTCTGCTACATCAATCGATGTGTCATACCATAATGTACCATCTGTTGGTTCATTGGTTGGTGCACTTGTACTTGCTGTGTAACTTAAACGTTTCCAGTTACTAGCCATTACTTCGTTACCTACAGTTGAATCTTCTGAGTCACCTGTTGGAGTAACATATAAGTTGTCAATTAATGTAGTCGAATTTGCTGTGTATCCACCATAACTATGTGCCACACTTGTACCAAATCCAACATCATCTAATGGTGTACCACTTAAATTATTCATTCTGAACTCACCACCTAGACTGTGTTTAATTTCAATTGCACCTTTGTATGTGCCTGAAGAAATAATTGATGCTGTTAAGTTTGTAAAACCAGCCGCCGTAAATGCTGTTACAAAATCTTCTGCATCACCTAGTGTTGAACCATCTCCCGATACCATAGTAACTGTTTTTGCAGTGTCTAGTGCATCTTGATTTTTTAATGATTCTCTGACTGTAAATGTTTCACCTGCTGTTGTACTTGGATATGTTGTTTTAGATGAAATTGTTGTTACTCCACCTTCATATCTAAATAATTGTAAGTCACCAACGTTTGGTGTATTATCACTTTGTCCGTCAACTGTTTGTTCAGTAATATTATATTGTGTATATAATGTACCTACTGTAATACCAGTTCCACCTGTTGTTGGATCTATATTGTAAATTGCTTGATTGTTTGTTGCATATAATGGTGCACTCACACTTCCAAAAGATCCATCTGATGTACTGTAAAGTTTTACAACAATGTTTGATCCACTATTTGCTGATGTTGTTTTATGCCAAACAGAACCATTAGGTCTGTTTTCATCTGCAGTTTTCCAAGTTGGTCTGTTAGTGTGTTTGTCTTGTAAAAATTTAGTACCTTTATATGTACCTGCTGTAATTCCTAAAGAAGCTAATACTCCAGTACCTTCTTCAAATCTAATTGTATTGTATCCAGCTGTTGAATCTCCAAATCCTAAACCATTGTGGAATATTTCTAAGTTTCCAGTTGTTGCATGAACTGATGCAGTAATGCCGGCCAAAGCCGCGCCATCACCACCATCGCTTGAAATGTTTATTGCTGTTGCAACATCTGATAATGCTGTTCCACCTGGTGTTACCGCAGTACCATTAATGTGCATTGTTTGTCCACTAGTTACAGTAGTGCCTGATGCAACTGATATAACTGGTAGTGTTAAGTGCCAAGCACTTGACCCTACTTGTACCCAAGTATTGCTTGATGATTTTTTGTAAATTTTGTTTGAAACGTGAGTTGTGTTAACTGCATAATCACCTTGTGAACCTATTGATGTTTTAGGTGCACCTGTTGATGCGTTTCCTACTAGGTCTGAAACTGATGTAATCAACGTTGGTGTTTTTGCTGTAAATTTTTGATCTGTTTGTGACCATTCGAATAGTCCAAAACTGCTTGATGCAAGGTCAAACCAGTATGTTCCATCTGATGGATCTGCTGTTGGAGCTGTTGCACTACCAATTAATTCAGAAGTATCTACATTTACTCTTAGTACATATGCTCTATTAGCAATACCTAAGAAACTGTAAGCCGCTTGTAATCCCCATTCATTTAATTCGTAACCATGTAATGGATTTCCTGAAGTGTCTGTATAAAATTTTGGATCTCCAAAAGTTTCTGTTAATTCTCTTTGTGATGAAATTAAGTAAGCAGTATCAGCATTAGCCGCTGTTGTTCCTGATGCTGTACCCGAACCTGATCCTGGTGTTTTATCTGTTGATGATGTTACTATAAAAAGAGGTGTAGTACCTGCATCTGATGGTACATAAAAACTCTCATTTATTACACTTACTTCTACTCCTGGTGATGTTAATGCCATGTTTTGTATTCTCCTTGCAATTATACGTATACTAGAACTATTTATGTAATCAAATGCATTTTACGACATTATTCTACAAAATTTGGTACCTATATAGGCGACGTAAATACGATTGTAATGATTATAGGTATAAGGCCGTTATGTACACAATGTAAATCTAAGCCAAGAGCTTATGGATATAAAAAAGGTACGAAAATTTATTGGCGTAAATTATGTGATACTTGTAATCGTAAAAAGAAAAAGTTAAAAATAGGTGGTGTTACAGCATTACAAAGATCAGGATATCATAAAAAATCTAAATGTGAATTATGTGGTTTTAAAGCACAAGATCAGTTGCAATTAGATGTACTTTTTGTAGACGGAAATTTAAGGAATACAAATAATGCTAATTTAAAAACTGTATGTGCTAATTGTCAAAGATTAAGCAGTGTGCGTAGACTTGGTTGGCGTGTTGGTGATCTTATTGCTGATGAATAATTCGTCAACTTTTTCAAATAGTTCTTCTTTAGTTCCGTTATTTTCAATAACAAAATCAAAGTCACTATTCAACCAATCCCATTCAGATTGATGAGCACCCTTTTCTTGCATTTCTTTTTGTGTAGGTAGTTCACCTCTTTTTACACACATAATTTTGCCACCTTGTGCTTTAATAGTTTTAATTTCGTTTACAAATCTTGTATCTGAAATAACAGTTGGTTCACCTTTATATCTGCCTATACAACTATCTATCCAAATAGCATCATACATTTGACCACGCATTACTTCAGTACCAAAGTATTGTAATACCCACCTAGGTGTAACTTCTTTACCAAAACGTTCACTCCAAAAAGCATCGGGCTGTTCACGCCATTCTCTACTTTTTTTAGTACTACCTTCTAGAAGTTTTCTATCCCAATTAAACATTGATGCTACTGCATCTTTTAAACTTTTTGCAAAACTATCACGTTTAAATCCATGATATTCTACAAGATGTTCAGCGACAGTATCTTTACCAGACCCCATTAATCCTACTAATCCTATTAACATTAATTGATTATACTATTTTTTTAGTCTTTTTTCAATCTCTAATTTTGCTTCTTTTACTGCACCTAGGATGGTTTTTCTTAGGTTTAACTTTTTATTTTTTAACGCACTAATAGACATATTTTCTAAATCAGTTACAATCTCTTCCAATTCATCTATGTCACAATCACAATATCTTTTATAACGAGAGTCTTTCATTCGCTTTTATTTAAAATTATATGGTTATGAATTAACCAATAACAAAACTGTGAGGTGTTCCACCTTCTGCAAAATCGCCAATTTCTTGGTCTAATCTTTCCATTTCAGTAAGGCCTTGCTGTTTAAGTTCAGCACCATTAAGAGTTGTACCACCCTGTGGACCAGCAATAGTATTAAATTTGCCTCTTGCTTCTCCTAGCATAGTTTTTGATACTGCTAGTGTGTAATCTCTAATCCACGGTTTTGCATAAATGTCTTTGAATAATGTAATATCTGGCCTAAAATTGTCAGTATGCATTAAAACAGTTTCTTTATCTGCTCTTGGTCTTTGTGTTATTGTAAGTTTTTTAGTTGCAACGTCAAAATGAAATTGTATAAATGAGCCAAACAATTTACCTATTAATTCTTGATAAGAAGCAAAAGCAAAATACGTGGCTAATCCACCTGTTGCTCCTGCTCTTAACAAGTACGTATTTGTGTATGCTAAATTGAATGGGTCAAATAATGTACCACCTTCGCCACCTTCTGTATGTGAACCTACTGTTCTTCTGAATAATTTTCTCACATTAATAACTTCATCTGGTAAAATATATGTGTTTTGATTCTCTTGTAATTCAAGAAAAGCATATGACTCTTCAACAGCATTTGAAGAACGCTGTCTGTATCTATTGATTGCTCTTTCTAGTGCTGTTTGATAGTGTTTTGGGTCTAATTCAACATCTATCATACCCTCACCTAGATTATTTTTTACGTAATCAAATATCTCTTGTTGGCCTGTTTGAAGTTCTGACATACACATATTTATAGTAGTTGTGCAATCAATAAATATGTGTGATATGCCAAGATTATCCATTTTTAAGCCAGAAAAAGGCAACGACTATAAATTCTTTGATCGTAACATTAAAGAGATGTTTACGGTTGGGGGAACCGATCTACATTTCCACAAA